AACTTGAAGGCTTCCGAATGTCCTTGTGATCTCAAGAATTTGGGAGGTTTTGAATTCGGAACCGGCTAGATGAATTCTTGCCTCATCGGTCAGATAGCCAGTCCCACCACATTGGCGGCATCCGCCGACCTCGCCGTCACCATCACAGCTCTTGCAGGTGCATTCGTAGTCGTGGAATGAATTTTCTAAATCGACAACACCATTCCCATCGCATTCTTCGCACGGTTCACTCGGTCGTTCCTTACCTTTGCACCTTGGGCATTCCGGAACACTCAAGCCATCCACGCCTGGAACATCAACCCACCCGTCTTCTGGGACAGGGTTTTTACTGAGGAGGGATGTAAGGTCAACCGTATTGGTGCGCTCTGGGACCTCGGCAAGGCGTGGGACGCTGATCAGCACAAAGCCTGTGGTTGCATAAGTGCGATCCCTGAGAGACCACGGCGTTCCAATGCGCTCGTTGTATTTTGGGTCCGCACAGAACTTTTTCAATTTCTCGATCAAGGCATCCTCCTTTCGAGGGTCGTGCAGATGGACAGGCTAGGCAGCGGTGACGCGGCCAAGACAGTGAGGGGGCATGATGCGGAGGACATCGCCCACATGGGGCTCACCACCGATCTCGTCACGATGGACGGTCATCCAGGTATCGCAGGCTCCGAAGTCCTCAATGCTGACCTCCCAGCTATCGGGACCAACGGGCACAACCCTGGCAAGCATCATTTCAACTGGTTCGGGGATTGGCATGGCGGGGTTCCTTATCTTGGACATATTTAGACCAGCGGTCTAATTCATTGGACTTTCGGTTGATTTCAAAACGGGGCTAAACCCGCACTGGCGCTAGGTTTCGTGTGTCCGATCCCGGAAATGTGCAGGTATTAAGCTGCCTCCGCTGGCAAGTCAAGCCCAAACTCCCGGCATACCTTGCGAATCTGACATCGCAGGGAGGTGGCGTTCCTTCGCTCGCCTTTGGCTTGGTATCGGATGAGCCGGTCAACCATGCCTTTCACCTGCAATGGGCTCCCGACTGGGTTAGCGTATTGCTTGCGTTCCGGGTTTGGTGGCATGACTGGAATGTCTAGCAGGCCCGTAGCGCGTCCCTTCGCCATTCGGATATACCGTTGGGCAGCACGTTGGAGGACTCTCCACCGGAGGCATCCGGGGGTGTGCTTACCCATTTCAGCGATGTCGTTCCTGGCGTGGGCGAGGAATGTTTCAGCGGTCTTGGTCGCCATCTTGTGCTGGAGTAATGCAGCTTTCTGGCACTGGATGGGCATACCTTTGCGGGATGCTGGCTCAGCCTTGGGTGCCGTGCCAAACATGATGGCGTTGGCTTTCAGGTGATCTAGCCGGTCCATTTCCTCAGCCCACACACGGCGGGCCTCCATGTGGGCAGGGTCAAACTTGAGCCGATACGGGCCGGGGTGCGCGGCCTTGTGCGCTGCGATCATGGCTTCAACTTGATCCATGGGCAGAACGTAGGGGTTGAATGGGGCCACACCATCGAAGGCGAAGTTAGCGTCTTGGCGTGTCATTGGCACACCCAAGCGAGGAACAATCCCACCAGCGCAGAGCCCATGATCAAGGCGACAAAGGCCCATCCGGTGCATCCCTGGGACTCGTGCGGGGCCTCGTAGGGTTCGGGTTCGGGGTGGCTGGCAAACATTTCGGGGCAGTTATTTTTTAGAGCATCAAGGGCATGTATTTTAGCCCTGATTACCGAAGAGTGATCTTTGATGTTGGGGATCATGCGGGGATCTCCAGCAAGGGACGCTCGCCACGGGATTCAGGCGTTGGCTGGAGTGACCAATAGAACGATTCGCGCATGGTCGTGGTTTTGTTGATCCAGACGGGTTTGTCGTCTTGGTCGTCCAAGGCGTTCAAGGCTTCACGGATCAGGGTTTCCAGGTCATTCACCCGTTTCTGGAGCCGCAGGTTTTCCTCCCACGCTGCCTTTGCTGCCTGTTCGGGACTCTGCCACTGGCACCGCCATGCCATGTATTCGGGTTGGGTTGTCATGTCTACCTCTTGAAATTGGGGTTGGCGATGGTTTCTTCGCCCTCTGGACCTGGGAAGCGAACCTCCTGAATGCCAGGGATTCCGTCATCGACCCAGGTGAACTGATCCATGGCGAATCCGGTTTCACTTTGCAGGCGTCGAAACTCAAACAGGCAGCAAACAAACTCCTGAATGCAATCCGAGAGACGGTCATCGGGCACACTGGCGAAGTCGAGGATTCGGGTTATTTCGTATTCCTTTGGCATGGTTCTCCTTTTTTAATTCCGCCCACCCGAGCACTTAGGCGTCTTCAGGTCGAAAATGTTTGGGTGGGCGGGGTGAAGGGTTAGGACGTTTTCTTATATTTAGAAAGGCTCCTACCGGCGTATGCGACAAAGGAGTTATTCCACTTCTCGAATGACCGCGCTGGATCTCCAATAGTGCCCATGGGCTTTGCGATGATTGCGGATTGCTCGGACTCTGGAACTCCCATGTCTAGGAGTTGATCCGCGAAGGCATAGACAATCTGTCGGGCTTCTTCCTTCTCTATATCTGCCCATTCGTTGGGGTCTGTGGCCTTGTGTAGCTCGCCTTTGTGCCATAGGTCCAGAGCAGCACCGAACCGCATTGCACCGTTCCTGAGTGCGTCTCCGATGCGTTCCTTGACTGCGTTCCCGCCCGTCTTCCCGTCTGCGTCTCCATAACCCAATCGGGTCACTCCGCAGACGGTGAGCTTGATCCACATCCCTCCAGTGTGATCCAGTTTGGGGAGCCCATCTGCATCAAAGGCCAGTGGTTCCCAGGTCCAGAATGGATCTGCATCAAGCAACCGATCAGTCAGGGCCGCGTGGCCCACGTAGTCAAGGTGCATAACCTTGTCTGTTGGGTGGTAGCCTCCGCATTCCTTGCACTTGCCCTTTGGCAGCTTGTCCATTTCCTCCCGTTTGAGCATCGGCTTTGGGAGTTTGCTGATTTGGTTCTTGTCGAATGGGACTCGAAGGAGTTTCAGACCGTCTTCTGAGCTCATGCGTTCTCCTTCTCGCATTCGTGGCAAAGCCGCGAGTCTCCTGGTTCTTCCCAGTGGTTGGGATGCCCGCAATCCGGGCATTCACTGTTTGCCTGTTCAGCGGATGCGTAAATGTCGGGGTCGATCATGCTGCCAACTCCTGATATGCCTGCACGGCCTTCTGCCGCATGATCTCGAATGCCTGCTTCTGCATTTCCTGGAGAAGTGGGTGGCTCCAGTCACCGTCTGCGATGTTTTTCAGGATCTCGACGGGAGTTTCCAGGACCGGCAGGAAGACAATCCCGCTGATTCCGCTATCCCAGTGTTTAGCGTGAATGCAGAGCTTTTGGTGCATCGGGGAACTGTATGGTTTGGGCTCCCAGATGGTATTGAAAATGTCGATGTTGTGCATGCTGAACTCCGAAGTTGGGTTGATTTGATCGACCAGCGCCGAATGACGCGGGCCTTGATTTCTTCGTTCTCGTGCCAAGCCTCAAGCACCCCGCAGTTCGGGCAATAGTCGGTGTCGCCCTTGTTGCTACGGTTGGACTCGATCAGTTCCCGCTCGCTGAACGTGTGGTCGCATCGTTCGCATCGGAACTGCTTCTTGTAGCCGAACTCACCCCAACAGGGGTAATTGCGCTTTAGAGTGAATCTCACGGCCAACATGGCACCACTCCAGCGAGGGCCAGGACTGCCAGAAAGGCCAGCCCTAGCGCGGTTCCGATTAGGTTTGCTTTGCGCGGTGTCATGCGAACACCCGCTCAAACGAACAAGCCCGAAGCATCTTGTGAATCCGGCTGGAGCGCAGCGGCTTGCCAGCCAAGATCGATTCTCGCGACAGGCAATCCAGGCATTTTCCGTGGTCAAACTCGTCATCAATCAGAAGTAGTTGCCCACACTCGCAAAGCATTATGATTCGGGGTTCGGTTGGGGTGGTGACTACCGCGTTCATGCCGCAACCTGTTCCGCAAACTCCTTGGCCATCAATAATGTTTCTGTTCGCGTGAACTCAAACGCTCGGACTCGGCGCTCTGAATTGCTCGAATTATCATCGGGGAACTCTCTCGTGTTGCTATTGCGAATACCTAGTGCATCCCACTCCTCTACCGTCTTCCATAGGCATCCCATACGGACCCATGGAATGCCCTTATCTGAAACGATGGCCCAACACTGGTAAGCATAAAGCCCATCCATGACGCGAACAGAAGATGCGCGCAGGTCGGCATCGCACAGGTTGGCATCGCACAGGTCGGCATCGCACAGGTTGGCATCGCACAGGTTGGCATCGCACAGGTTGGCATCGCGCAGGTTGGCATCGCACAGGTTGGCATCGCACAGGTCGGCACCGCGCAGGTCGGCACCGCGCAGGTTGGCACCGCACAGGTCGGCACCGCGCAGGTTGGCATCGCGCAGGTCGGCACCGCGCAGGTCGGCACCGCGCAGGTCGGCACGAATACCACCATCCTCACCAATCAGCCATTGGCGGTGTTGTTTCAAAACATCGACCAACTTTTCGGGTGTGTATCGTTTCATGCCGCTCTCCTTTGGATGGGTGCTGGTGTCCTGGGTGGTTCGGGCTTGCGGGGGTGGAATCGGATGATCATGTGACCTCCAGACAGGCCGATGGCCGGGCGCTTTGGGAGCGTGGTTTGAATTGGTCGGGGGGGCAGGATTCCAGACCTGCATCGCGGGCGCGACCCGTAGTTCTATGGGGTTGAACAACCCCCCGTTGGTTATGTTGTTTTCGGGTTGGGGAAGGGGCTTACACGTTCACTGAGCTGCATCACAGCCTGACGGGTTGATGATTCCCGAGTCGCTCGCGTTTCTCGCCCCTTGCCGAACCCGAAGGTTCGTTTTCTCCAGGCTCCCTCGTAGCTCACACGCGGGCTGATTTATCGGTTGTCTAGCTCCCGAACCTGGCACTTCTGGCACCGTCCTGAAACGGGGCCGTCTGGTTTCATCATCTATTTGGCTTTCAATCATCCGCCTGGCACCCTCGAATGCTGGCTTGATCCTAGGTTAACCATCCTGCGGGGAGTGTCAAGGGTTTTTACAAGAATTATTTTTTGGGGCGGTCATGCCACTTGACACCCTCGATCGTTGCCGTAAGCTTGGACCATGGCAAAGAAAAAGATTGTCCTCACCCGCGCCCAGGCCCAGAGACAAGAGGCTAGGGAATTCGCCGCCCGCGTCCTTGACCTATTCTATGGTCCCAAAAAACTAACCCAGGCTGAAATTGCCAGGGAAGAGCGATGCAGCAGACAGAGGGTGCATCAGATTATCCGATACGAGAATCCAGAACCAGCAGCATAACCCCTCTCCCATGTGGGAGACTTTTGGAGGCCGCGATGGCATATGATGACTTTCTAAAAGGGAAGGCGATACGCGCCATCCCCACGGGAATAGATCCAGGTGAACCCCCTGAGATGCTATTCGAGTTCCAGCGAGACATTGTGAAATGGGCGCTGCGCCGTGGACGGTCTGCCATATTTGCAGATTGCGGACTCGGTAAAACCCCGATGCAGCTTTCTTGGGCAGCTCAGGTTCCAGGGAAGGTTCTAATCCTTGCGCCTCTTGCGGTGTCTCAGCAGACAGTCCGTGAAGGTGCCAAGTTTGGTATCGACCTGGAGTATTCACGGCATCCGATTGACGCCCATATCACGATCACTAATTATGAAATGCTGGATCACTTCAACCCCAGCGATTACACCGGGATCGTGTTGGATGAGTCGAGCATCCTTAAATCCTATGACGGGAAGTTTAGAAATCAGATTGTTGATTCGTTCAAAAATACCCCGTTCAAGTTGGCCTGCACCGCTACCCCTGCCCCGAATGACCACATGGAGCTAGGCAACCATGCCGAGTTCTTAGGCGTCCTAAGCCGAACAGAGATGCTTTCCACGTTCTTTGTCCATGATGGCGGGCATACGTCTAAATGGAGACTCAAGGGCCATGCCGAGCGCGACTTCTGGCGTTGGATGTGTTCATGGGCAGTGATGATCCGAAAACCCTCGGATTTAGGCTACGACGATGGGAAGTTCACACTACCCCCAATGGTAATGCACCAGACCATCGTGGAGGCCATGAACACCCCTGAAGGCGCATTATTCGCACTGGAAGCAACCACTCTCCAAGAACGCCAGCAAGCCCGGAAGGGAACCACCCAAGAGCGATGCAAGGCCGTGGCTGATATTGTTGCCACCAAACCTGATGAACCTTGGCTGATTTGGTGCAACCTTAACAATGAAAGCCAGACAGTCAAGGATATGATCCCTGGATCAATCGAAGTGACTGGATCAGATTCAATCGAAATGAAGGAATCTAGGATGCTCGGGTTCACCCGTGGCGATCACAAGATGATGGTTAGCAAGCCATCGATCTGCGGGTTCGGCATGAATTGGCAGCATTGCGCAAATGTTGTATTCCTTGGCCTATCAGACTCGTATGAGCAGTTCTACCAAGCCATCCGAAGAT